TATTCGGCATATTGAGGTAAATTCAAACGCAGATGTCGCCTATGACACGGCATTCGAATACGCAGTTCGTATGGGATGGGGATATTGGAGGTTATCCACGAGATATGTACGAGAAGATTCATATAATCAAGAGATATATATTGATCCTATCATCAATCCTTTCTCAGTATATTTCGATCCTAATTCTGTTCTGCCCGATGGATCTGATTCAGATAGGGCATTGATTACAACGGTAATGAGGAAAAAGGATTTAAAGGCGGAACATCCCAATGCCAATGTAGAAGCAAATTTCACTCAAACATCTACAGGCGATTTTACTGCCGCATGGATTACTAAAGAAGATATTAGAGTCGCCGAGTTTTATAAAAAAGAACGGAAGAAGGAAACTCTTTATTTGTTGAGTAATGGTAAATCTACGTTTGCTGATGAGGATTTTAAAGAAAGACTAAAAAGATACAAATTAGAAATTGTAGATGAACGTGAAAGTTATAGAACTCGCGTTAAATGGCGCAAGCAAACAGCCATTGAAATTCTCGAAGAGAAATATATTCCAGGGATTTATATACCCATTTTCCCGGTGTATGGTGCTCAACTAATTGTTGGGGATCGACCGCTTAAATACGGACTAATCCGATATGCCAAAGATCCACAGAGGATGTATAACTTTTGGCGTACTGCAATGACTGAATCTGTAGCATTGGCTCCTAAACCTAAATGGTTATTGGTAGAAGGACAAGATGAAGGACATGAGAATGAATGGTCAACAGCTAATATTAAGTCTGATCCAGTTCTTAGATATAAACAAACGGATATAGAAGGTAAGCCAGCCCCAGCACCTCAAAGATTGCAACCAGAACCTCCGCCGGCTGGGATTATGGAGGCATCTGCTGCAATTTCATCAGACCTACAAATGGTTTTGGGAATAATGGATCCCAATCAACTACCCAGTGGGAACATATCCGGAAAGGCGCTTCAGGGGCAGCAAAACCAAATAGATATTTCCAATTATCATTTTTATAGTAATTTCATTCGTACTCGTCGGCATACTGCAAAAGTTATTCTTAATTGGTTACCTGAAGTTTATGACACAGAGCGCGTTATTAGAACTATTAGCGCAGATGGGCGCCCCGACCTTACTACGATTAATCAAATGAATGAGGTTGGAGAGATATTGAATGACGTTACTGTTGGTGAATACGATATTGTTATAGATCCAGGTCCAGGTTTTGAAACTAAACGTCAGCAAGCCGTAGAAGCAATGATGCCCCTGTTGGGGGCGAATGAAAAATTATTTGATATTGCAGGGGATCTTGTATTTAGAAATATGGATTTTGCTGGAGCAGATGTGATAGCGGACCGGTTAGCGGCAGCTAATCCATTGGCTCAGATTGATAGTAAATCAAAAGTTCCTCCTGAAATTCAAATGAAGATGGCTCAGGCGGACCAAACTATTAAAGCCATGCAGCAACAACTTCAAATGATGCAATTAGAAATTAAGAATCGTAATCAAGTAGCTATGATTAAAGAAGAGGGCGCGACAAAACGTAAATTAATGGAAGTTACTGCGGAAGCCCATAACACAGAGACAATGGCGGAGGTAAAAGTAAATGATCAAAATACTAGAGCAATTACAAGTCAAAACAAGTCAGAAATTGACGGCATTGTGCAATTACTTTTGCACCACATGGACACGAATAGGCTTGAAAAAGAAATCGAAAGACGAAATCTAGAACAGTATGGGTACACTGAGTTTGCCAAACAAGATGTTGATAACAATAGTCCCAGGGCGGGATGAACTATATATTTAAAAAATTAAACATATAGTTTGTTTTATATATAAATTTTATATAGAATATGTTTCATTGCAGTTCGTTAAAATTTATCAATTATTAATTGAGAAAATCCTTAGGTTGATCCTATGTCAGAAGAAGCTAAGAAAAGTTCAGTTGTTTTAGTTACTAGTGAGAGTTTGGCGCAGCATCTTAATCTAGCTGAAAGTCCTCAAGAAGCAGTTAATACGGAAATCAAAGAAGATAAGTCCGTAAATGATGAGGTTAATATTCAGAGTGGAGAAGATGAGGCAATTTCTTCTAAAAAGAATGAAGAAAAAAAACCAAATCATAAGCTAGAAAAGAGATTCTCTGAAATAACTAAACAACGTGAAGCGGCTCGAGAAGAAGCTCGTAGAGAGCGAGAAGCGCGCGAATCTTTGGAATTAAAACTTAGAGAACTTGAAAATAGTCGCAAACCTGAAGTTAGAGAATCAATTAATCAGGAGCCTGACGCTTCGCAATTTAGCGATATGTATGAATATGCCAAGGCATTAACAGACTATCGTGTAGAACAGAAATTGAGGGAATATAAGCAAAACGAAGAGAAAGCTAAAATTGAGCTGGCTCAGAAAAAAAAATATGAATCTTGGGTAGAAAAAATTAATGAAACTAGAAAAGAAATAGAAGATTTTGACGAGATGATTAATTCTGCTGATGTAAAAGTCAGCAATGAAGTTAAAGAAACAATCATTGAGTCAGAAGTCGGACCCAAAATTCTATATTACTTAGCTGAAAATCCTGAAGTTGCTGAAAAATTGCAAGATATGAGTTTGACATCTGCAATACGAATGATTGGAAAAATTGAAGCAAAGTTTGAAAAAACAGAAAGCGTTCCAAAGATTGAAAAGGCAATTAAATCTAAGGCGCCAGCTCCAATTAATCCGATCAAATCGGGCATGACTGGTACAGAACAAGCCCTCGCATCAGATGGAAAATTTACAGGCTCTTATAACGAATATAAAGCTGCGCGTAGGTCAGGAAGGCTGCGCTAGCTTATTTTATATAAGAGGAAAAAATGGCTGGCAATCAATTACTAAACGTTTCGTTAGTAACTAATGAAGCATTGATGGTTCTTGAAAACTCTACTGTATTCACTAAATGCGTAGATCGTAATTATAGTAATCAATTTGCAGTATCAGGCGCAAAAGCCGGGGATACCATTAACGTACGGCGTCCTGGGCGCTTTATTGGTACATCGGGGCCAGCATTAAATGTCGAAGATTTCAATGAAACTTCCGTCCCTGTAACGCTACTTCCGCAATTCCACGTCGATACACAGTTCACTACGCGTGAGTTGCTACTAAATATCGATGAATTTAGCCGTCGTATTATTAAACCAGCAGTTGCAACTATTGCTAATAAGATCGATTATGACGGATTAGTATTGGCTAAAAACTCAACTGCAAATATTGTAGGTACTGCGGGCACTCCTCCGACAGCATTGCTAACTTATTTGACTGGCGCTGCAATCCTTGATTCTGAAGGAGCCCCACGCGATGGAGAGCGCACAGTAGTTGTTTCCCCATTTACTGGTGCATCAATCGTAGATAGCCTCAAAGGCCTATTCATGCCAAGTCAAAAAGTCTCGGCTCAATATGAAAAGGGTTTGATGGGAACAGATTCTGCGGGCATGGACTGGAGAATGGATCAGAACGTCGCTAACCAAACATTTGGTAGCTATGCCGGCACAATGACTGTAGATACTACTTCTGCATCATTTGGAATTAGCTCAGGATGGGCTCAAACATCGACTATTGCGATCACTGCGAGTGCAGCCTTGACCTTAAATCAAGGGGATACGATTCAAATCGCGGGCGTTCTTCCAGTTAATCCACAAAATAGGAATGTATATTCCAATACCCCGCGTAATTTTGTAGTTACTGCTAATGTAAACGTCGGAACATCTCCTACCTCTGTAACGGTGTCTCCTGCGATCATCACAGCAGGACAATTCCAAAACGTTTCCATAGTTTCTACCAGTGCTACTGCTGCAGTTACGCCATTTAATAAAACAGGCGTCACTTCTCCGCAAAATATTCTTTTGCACAAGAATGCATTCACTGTGGCAATGGCTGATGTCGAACTAGTAGATGGTGTTGTATTCTGCGGGCGTGCATCTGATCCAGAAACCGGATTGTCTATTAGGGTATTGAGACAATACACAATTAATAATGACTCGATTCCTATGCGATGTGATGTTATTTATGGTTGGGCGCCGTTGTATCCAGAATTGGCTTGTAGAATCGCAGCATAACATAGAGGGGGTTAAAAACCCCTTTATGTTATCTAAAGTACTTTAAAATTGTGTTTTATACACATAAAGTACTTAAAAACTCGGCTCACATACATAAAGTACTTAAGGAAAATTTATGTCTAATCCAGGACCGGCGATTACTATAAGTAATCACCCACAAAATATTGCAACAAATCAGGCTTTGAGACTCATTGCAGCTTATCAAGGGATCAATTTAAATGCTGTGGCGGATACAGTAGCAGCTGTAGTGGATAGTAATTCATGGCAGCCCACATCGATGATCGTCACTAATGCTAGCGTTAGTCTGACCACTGCTCAATTAAGCGTTTATACAGGTCCAAACGCTACAGGCACATTGTTGTTTGGCCCGCGCGCGCTCACTGCTTTAACGGATGCTAACAAAGTAGATTCCTCTGCGCCGAATGCAACTGATAGGCGTACTGTGAATAATCTCTATTTAAGATGCACTACTGCGCAAGGAGCCGCCGCTACCGCTGATGTATACATCTATGGATATGATTTTGGTTTTTTACCATAATCTAAAGGCATCATATGGCCAGCCCATTCATAACTACTAATATACACCCGCAATCTTTGGGGTCTAACCAATCATTGCGGGTGCTAGCAAATCTTCAATCGATGGATTTGAATAAAGTAGCTGATACTGTTGTACCTATTATTAATTCAAATTCATGCTCTCCTCTGTATATCGTTGCGACAAATGCAAGTACTTCGTTAACGACGGCAGTTTTTAGAATTTATACTGGACCGGGGGCTACGGGGACTTTGATTGCATCCATGGCCGCTGGAGTATTAACAGCTTCTGATGTTGTATATTTCAATACCACATCAGTATTTCCTAGCCCTCAGCTAAATGTCGCTAAATTATATTTTAGATGTTTTACTGCCCAGGGAGCGCCAGCGACCGCTGATTTTTGGTTGTATGGGTGGGATTTTACAGTTGTATAGATTTTATAAGGAATGGTCATGCCTAATTTAGGCCCGGCAGTTACTATTACCAATCATCCTCAAGTTTGGAATATTAATCAGAGTTTGAGATTATTGGCGTCTTTGAAGGATATGAATTTTAGTCAAATTCAAGAAACTAAAGTTCAAATCATCGATAGCGCCAAATGGTATCCGCTCTATATGGTTTTATCTAATGCCAGTGTTAACTTTACTGCTATTGGGGCGGCGATTTCTATTTATACAGGCCCAAATGCAACTGGCAACCACATTTTTGGCGGTACGCCATTAGCAACACATACCAATTCTAGAATTGTGAATCAAATAAATGTCAATTCCGGGACGCGTGCGAATACCGCCACCGATATTTTTATTCGTTCTGATAACAATACGGGCATTCCCAACGCGACTTTAGATGTATTCATTTATGGGTTTGATTTAGGATTTCTGCCGTAAATTTCTGAGAAAATTATATGTCTACAATTGGTTTTCCTGCCTCCAGTATTTCTAACCATCCTTCTACGATTGCGAACAATCAGGGTCTTAGATTGATTGCGAACTTATCAGGGATGAATTTAAATTCTGTTGGGGACACGATAGTTAATGTTCAAAATATTAAAACTTGGTATCCTTTGTACTTGATTGGGACTAATGCAAGTACAAATTTGACCACAGCCGCTATTACAATAAATACTGGTGCGAATGGTACCGGTGATAATTTATTTACCACGTCCTTAGTAGGTTTAACTAGCTCAACCGCAGTAATTTTTGTTACCAATTCAGGGAATCTTTCTGAAGATGTTCAAAGACTCTATTTCCGTTGTACTACAGCTCAAGGCGCTGTCGCGACTGCTGATTTTTGGGTTTATGGATGGGATTTAGGATTCCTTTCTTAAAAAGAATAGGATAATCCATGAGCCATCCTCACAAGGGATGGCTTTTTTATTTTAAAAGGTAAATTATGAACAATAGTGCGTTCGCCCCATTTGGTGCTACCTATCAGATAGGCACCTCACCAGTCCAAGTTACAAATAACAATAATAATAATTCCACAGCCTATAGAATTAGAAATTTACTCTCAACTCAACAATATTTAAGTTGGGCGCCTCCTCTTCCATTACCCGCAGGCGCGCCAACAGTTACCGTAACTGCTCCCGGAGCCGGAACGCCCTCTACGAACACTTTGGGTTTTCTCCCGAACTCTGTTGAAATTATTGGCGGGCTGCCTCCTAATGCTTGGTTTGCAGCGAGTTCAGCGGCGGCATTTGAAATTACAGGGGGAGAAGGTCTATGAGCCTTAGAGCCATTGCAGGGGCTGCTAATGGTCAGAGTGCGGGCTCTACATCGAACCCTCGGACTTCTACCATAGCGGATGGTACCAGCGTCACGATTAATGCTGATACGACAGACATTGCAGAACAAACAAATACCCAAGCAGCCGGTACTTTGACAATTAATGCGCCTACTGGAACCCCAGTTGATGGGCAAAGGATTATTTTTAGATTGCAAAGTACCAATGTACAAACTTTATCATTTAATGCCATTTTTGCAGCGTCTACAGATTTATTTATGCCAACTGCATCGAGCGGCGGTAATAAATACGATTATGTAGGGTTTATATATAACTCTACTGCGAGTAAGTGGCAATTAATTACAAAAATATTTGGATTCTAAAGGGTGAAATATGTCTGTAAATCTCTCTTATCTTGGGGGTGCAGGATGGCAGTTTTTTGATAATAATGGGATCCCGCTAGCAGGTGGATTGATTTATACCTATTTCGCAGGGACTACAACACCATTAGCGACATTTACAGATAATACGGGATTGATTGGTAATACTAATCCTATTGTATTGGACGCAGCTGGAAGACCTCCCCATCAAATCTGGGTCCAAAATAATACTCCAGCAAAATTTATAATTAATACCTCAACAAATGTAACCATAAGAACAGAAGACAACATTTCTTATAATGCATTCCAGGAGTTCCTAAATGTAAAAGATTTTGGTGCTACTGGTGATGGTGTTACAGATGATACCGTTTCTATCAATAACGCCGTGGCGGCTGCATTTACGCAAAATGCGATTCTTGTATTTCCCAATGGATCTTATTTAACGACATCCAGCATTCAAAATATCCATAACATTAGAAAAATGGGGCCGGGCGCTATTAAGAGAGGTTCTAACCTATTTTATGTCGATATTGACTCATCCCATTCCAATATGCTGTATGTCGATCCTACCGGGAATTTAATTAATGATGGGTTTAGCTCATTATTCCCAATTTCAACAGTACAAAAGGCTTTTGATACATTAATTACATATGGACCTGTATTAAATGGGACATGGAATGTACAAATGGCAGCAGGAACTTATCCCAATCCTGCATCATTATCATTAAAAAGTGAAAATCCCATCACTATTGCCGGTCCATTAGTAGGCCATCCAAATGTTCCCATAGCAATAGTTGACGGCACTGGATTAACCTCTAGTGTTGGCTTAACGTTCTTAAATTTTACGAATGTTAACTTAAGCAATGTTCTTTTAAAGAATTGGAATTATTTGGGTAATGGGGATGGATTAATTTGTTTAACAAATTCAATAGTCAACACAATAAATGTGCATACGATGGGATGCGCAACGGGAGGGATCATAGTTGCTTCTGAAAGTTATGCGACGATCGATGGCGGCATTGTAGATGGAAGTTCTATTGTTAATTCGTTCGGAATATTCGTCGATCAAAATTCTTCTGCAGTAATTGGGAAAATAGGTTCAGTTGCGGGTGACAATGTCATCGTTAAGAATTGCAATTCTGGCATTAGAATTTCTCGGAATAGCTATACTCAAATATTCTTTGCGAATCTCATTTCCAATTCTTTTGGGTTATTAACTACAAATTCATCATTTTCAGAGTATTTCTCTACAGTTTTTACCTCGAATGGCGTCGCAGTTCAAGTTGAAGCGGGATCGAATACTGCTCAAACAGGGCTAGGAAACGTATTTACGACGAATACGAAAGATTATGTCAATTTAAGTGCTGTAGATGAATTATCGAATCTAAACATTTATTTCGATAAACCAACACAACATTGGCTCTATGGCGGGAATGGGGCTACTACGTTATTGAACGCCGCGAATGCTAAGTTTCAATATAGGGGTGATGCCACAGTAAGCGCGATTACTTATAACGCAGCTGATAAGTTTATAGTCGATCTCGCGACAAGCGCTAACGGGAATTTGGTGTTATCTGGAGCAGATGCAAATTCCGCCGGCGTAGCCTTTAGATCACCTGCCGGTACTTCTGGAAGTATTCGATATGCGTTTACAGGGAGCACTTTTACATTCGATGTAAATGGCACCAGTTCTTATTCATTATCGACAACGGATTACAGACCTCTTGATGACGGTGTTAAGAATCTCGGGGCTCCTGGCAATCGGTGGAATACCGTGTATGCAACTGTAGGCGCTATTAATACATCTGATGCAAGAGAAAAAGACTATGTTAATGAGCTAACAGATATAGAAAAAAAAGTGGCATCAAAATGCAAATCATTGATCCGGTCATTTAAATTCAAAGATGCTATTAAAAGTAAAAATGAGGACGCGCGCATCCATTTCGGTGTAATCGCTCAAGACATTAAAGATGCATTTGAATCAAATGGTCTAGATCCATTTAGATATGGGTTATTTTGCTATGACGAATGGGAAGAAACGCAAGAAATTAAAGATCAGGATGGAAATATAACTCAAGAATATAAAGCGCCCGGCGAACGATTCGGGATTAGATATGATGAGTTGTTAGCATTCATCATAGGAGCATTGTAATGGCCAATCGTTTTTGGGTGCTAGGAAGTGGAACTTGGGACGGCTCGAATACCGCTAATTGGTCCACTACCTCGGGCGGTGTTGGTGGGGCATCAGTACCTACCGCATCAGACAATGTATTTTTTGATTCTTTATCAAATGCGACTGGGTACACAGTAACGACTAGTACTGGAATGTTATGTAATGATTTTAATATCAGCGGTCCGCTTACTGGGAATGTGACTTTAGCCGATAGTGCTAATCAAATAACAATCAGCGGGAATGCAGTAATTGCGGCAACGGGGATTACTTGGTCTTTGGTAACAGGTGGTCTAACTTTTAACGCTACAACTGCTAAGACTATCACTACTAATGGATTTAATATCCAATCCGGAATTACCTTTGATGGTGCCGCAGGAAGTTGGCAACTTCAAGATAATTTAACAATACCTAATACACAAACTGTAACGTTGACCAGAGGCACAATTATATTTAATGGTAAAACGTTAACTTGTGGGTTATTTATAGCAAATATTGCAAATACTAGGGCATTAGATTTTTCTGTAGGTGGAAGTAATATAGTTGTTACTGGAAACGGTGCAAATATATGTAATATTAACAATACGACAGGATTAACTGTAACAGGTGTAGGTACGGTGAATGCTACATATTCTGGAAATTCTGGTACTCGTACATTCACATTAACTGCGCTGACTGAGTCACTTTCAATCAATGTTAATGTAACAGCTGGAACAGATGCCCTAAATTTCACAGCATCTCAACCAAGAAGTCTCAATTTCACAGGATTTTCTGGAACACTTTCTAATGCATCTTTTAGGACATATCAAGATGTTACTTTTTCCTCAGGGATGTCATTA